TTAGAAAAGCCCTGCAGGCTCTGCTGAGCGATCCCAGCTATAAATGACCAGCTCGCCGCGCTCGACGCGGTTGGCGGCGCCACCGACGGTGTAGTCCAGCTTGAGCGCCTCCATCTCGTAATCCTTGAAGCACTCCCGGATGGCTGGGTGGTCGTTGATGCTGATGACCGCCTTGCCCTTGATGCTCTTGAGCTTCCTGGCCATCAGCTCATACTGCTCCCAGGGAAACGGCACGCCGTAGCCCTCGGTCTCCCAGTACGGCGGGTCTAGATAAAAGAGCGTGTGTGCGCGGTCGTAGCGGTCGACGCATGCCGCCCAGTCCAGCTGCTCTATATATGTGCCGGCCGCCAGGCGCAGGTGCGCGGCCGAGAGGTTCTCCTCGATGCGCAGCAGGTTGATGGCTGGGGCGGTGGTCGCGGTACCGAAGGTCTGGCCAGCCACCTTGCCGCCGAAGGACTGCTGCTGCAGGTAGAAGAACCGGGCCGCCCGCTGGATGTCGGTCAGCGTCTCGGGCCGGGTGTCTTGCAGCCACTTGAACACCTGGCGGGACGTGAGCGCCCATTTGAACTGCCGCACGAACTCTTCCAGGTGGTGGGTGACGACCCGGTACAGATTGACCAGGTCGCCGTTGACATCGTTCAGTACCTCGACGTCGGCCGGGTGCCGGGCAAAGTAGACGGCCGCGCCGCCCGCGAACACTTCCACGTAGCAGTCATGCGCCGGAAAGCGCTTGAGCAGCATGTCGACCAGCCGGCGCTTGCCGCCGATCCAAGGGATGATGGGGTTTGTCATTTATCTCAGCTTCCGGCACTCGGCGGTGCTCTGGTGTGACGCTCTGGGCGCTCAGCTGATTGAAAGCCCCGCAGCGGGGGCATTTGATGACCAGGCGGATGTACTCCCCCTCGGCCAGTTTGCGGCGGCAGTTGCCGCAGCGTATTTCAGTCATTGCAAGCCCTTTTCAATAGTTGAAAGGTGATAGGCTTGATCCGCTCTCGCGAGGGTGGCGGGTCTTGCCTGGCTTGCAGGGTCATCTGCAGGTTGGGGGTTTGGCCAGGTGTTACCGCACCTGACCAGGTCGCCCGTCTTTTTTATTGTGGCCAGCCCTCCTCGACGTTGTAGGCAGCCAGGCCGGCCACATCGCCAATGGCGGCCAGCGCCTGAATCGCGTCATGGTGGCTACGCTCGGCGGTGAAGCAGGCCTGGACATGGCGTGCGATGGCACAAGCGATGGCCTGCAGCTCGGACAGCGAGAGGGATACCCATCCGCTTTCCGCCTTGAAATCTACGGCCTCAACCCCTGCGGCCACTGCATTGGCCACCACCGAGGTAATGCGGTTTTGATCTTCAATCGCTGTGGCCACCCGCACGGCATCAATATTGATCCCGCCTGTTTCGTGCTGCCAGCGCATCTCCGAGGTGCGGGCCATGAGTGCCTGAGCGGCTGTAGCTGCTGCTTGCCGCAGCTCCTCATGGCCCAAGGGCAGAACCTCCCGCGTCACGATAACGACCCGGTTTTCAGCGTCGACCGTGAGCAGTTCAGCGCCGTAGCGCTGCTGTAGGTCCAGGGGGGCGCTCTTGTCTACTGCTGGCCACCAGGCGCAACCTTGCACGCCTAGCTGCGGGTCAGTCCATGACAGGTCGGCCAGAGATTCAGGCGCGAGACCTTGCAGAAAAGTTGGCAGTGGTTCGCGGGTAGCGATGTTGTTTTGAACTTTAATCATTATTTGCTTTCAATACCCTAAAACCTAGGTTGTTTTCCCTGTAATAAATATTCGCATCAGAATCTGATTGCGTGAGAGCGTGAATGGTTACACCAGTCTCTGCGGTAGCTACTGTAGGTGCTGCTGTTGGAGTTGACCATGCAACGGCTGCGCCGTTAGTGCCTGGAACTGTTGTTGCGGTGACTGGGTTAAAAAATGTCACAGGAAGTCCTACAGGGAGCACGGGGTTAAGCTCCAAAAGACCACTTACGTAGACCTTTTCAGGCCGGAACATTCGTATAGAGCTAGGGTCTGCGTAAGGCAGCTTTGCTTCGTCCCGCATGAAGTTTATGGTCTCAGAAAGATGGCGAATACCTGAACTGATCAGGTAATAGCTTTGCTCAAAAAGCTCAGTCAAAAGATTGAACTTAAAGACCGCCCTATTCACAGACGAGCTTGCACTCTTAGTACTCGACATCAGGATATAAAGGTCAGTACCTACGATGCAGCAACTCTGGTACTCGTTCATTGATGTTGGAAGTCCTGTAGAGTATGATGTACTTTTGTAAGTTATTGCTCCTGAGGCAGAGTCAATAATGCCAACGGCTGTTGCAGAGCTAAGGTTGCCAACTATGTAGCTTTTTTTAAGTTCTTTATGGTAAACAAGGTCGTAATCCTTAGGATTGAATATGCCATGATATGCTGCATACGGCACAGTAAATAATTCAGCCCCGGAATTACTTAGGCAGCATAACCGTCTGATTTTTTGTGTAGTGTTCTCAGTAATACATGCAAGCACACCACCTCCAATAGCTAGTATCTTGGAGGCAATAAGATTAGACGAGCTATGGTGTCTATTAAACAGTATTTCACCAGACGGACTGAGGACTATGACACCACTAGACGTACTTGAGTACGAGTATGTTAATGCCGCACCGCCGTTATCTAAAACCTGTATAGATAGAACACTGATCGTTTGCGAAAAACTTACGTCTTTTGCCCATACAAGCGTATCGCCGGAAAACATTTCGACATGCAGTATCTGATTGCCAGTCTTCATGTTGGCAATTGCCAGTCTTCCGAAATTTTCATCTATAGCGATAGTCCCGCCTAATACGTAATTCTTCCTGGTACGAAGATTTGTAGTTGAAACCCCGGCGCCCACAAACGGAAACCCTCTACCCACCTGTGCATAGGTTAAAAAGTTATCTGCTGAAGAGTTCATAGAGCCGTACCCAACTTCCAACAGCTCAGACTTAGCTTCAGCAGCCACACGCTGCGGCAGCCCCGGCAACCCGCCGCCAACTGCAGGCGCTCCGTGTAACCCGTATGTGTAGGTCATCAGACGGCCTCCCCGACATCCTTGAACTCAGACACCTCGCCAGCAACCGCAATACCTGCCGCCAGGTTGGCAACCATGGAAGTAGCGAAAAGCTTATCGCCTCGTCCGAGTCGCAGAGGTTGTTGCTCGCTGATTTCCGTGACGAAAGCCACGGGCAACTTTGCTGTTTTGTTACCAGCGACGGCGTAATCCCATGTCGGAGCGACGACTGAGAATCGTGGAACTTTGACTGCCGAGCCATTTTTCTGGACAAAGATAATCACACCAGAGGCTGTGATTGTCCCGACAGGTGCAGCACTAATTCGTGTCACCAAGCAACCTTCCGTACCTGCGGTGTAAAGCTCCACGGCATCACTACCGTTGGGGTTTCCTGCCGCAGTCAGCACTGCACCAAAGGTTTGAGGGTCTTGCGCGAAAGCTGGTTTGTGCGTCTTGCTCATGTCTTACCTTTCAAAATACAAGTGCTGCGGCCCACATGTCCGCTTCTATATCCACTACGCCGGTCTGACCGTTGACAGACGTGACGGGGCCGTCCTGAATGCCTGCCGCTGCAGCTTCTGCGCGCTGCGCTGCTGCAAGCGCCGCCTCGGCGGCCGGGACAGCCTGGAAGGCAGCCTGCGTAGCCTCGGCGGCTTTGGCAGTTGCCACCGCCGCAGATCCGTATGCACTACCAGCTGAGGCACCCGCCTGGTTGCGGTAGCCCATGGCATCTTCGGCTTGCTGCTGCGCATTCGTGGCAGCGTCATAGGCCACGGCCGCGTTGTGCGCTACGTTCTGAGCCTGCGCATTGGACTGCTCTTGGAAACCCTGAAGCGCAGAGACAAAGCCATCCCCACGCGCATCAAAATTAGCGGGGTCCGCCAGCGTGGGCGGCACCGGCAGAGGATCTGTCAGTACCGGAGACAAAGGGATTTCATCAGCCATCACAGCTCCTCGATTTCAATTTTTGCCGGGGCCTCATGAATGGAGTCCGGCGAATAAGTCAAACGGCGATACAGCCCGAACAGCAACAGACTCAGGTAGTAGGGACTGTCAGGCTGGGTCGCCAAACCGATCCAAAGCGCTGGCATGCCATTGAGCCGGTCACGAACGCCGCGCACACGGTCCACGTTGCTGGCAGGCACGATGAAGCTGCCGGCAAAACGCGGCACGGTGCGCCGCCGCACCAGAGACACGCCCGGACGCAGCGACCCATCGAACTCGCGCTCGATCTGAGAAAAGTTGCTGCTATCGATGTCCGGGTTCCATTCCATGTCACCCAGCCATTCGCCTCGTCCCAGCACGATGTACTGCACCGAGGCCTGGCCCGAGACGGGCAGGATTTCGATCTCGATTTGCACCCCGGACACGGGGGGGATGTTGATCCAGACGATGGCGCCCTGTTGCAGAAACGATGCGGTAAACCAGTCGTACCAGCCCAGCACATCGCGCCGCTGCAAACTGCGCTCTGCAGGCCCGAAAAGCACTTGGCCACCGTGACGGACCGTGATGCGAGCAAGCTGCCCGCGCAGTCCATAGAGGCCCACGGTATCCACGCGCCGGCGGGGCTGCAGCACGATGCGCAACGGCTGGCCATCAGCCTGCACCGTGGGTGTGCTCTCGTAATACTCAAACGCAGCGTATTTGCTACACACCCGCAGTTTTTGCCATGTATCGGGCGACGCCTCGGGCGGAGTGTCCGCCGTGTCGACTCCGGCGCCCACACGCCGGTAAACCTGGCGCGTGGCAGGGCGGTGGCACAAAGCACCATTCGTCCATTCCCCAACAGACCACGCAGGTGTAGGGTCCAGCGCCTCTACGCTGTGTTCCAGCACATCGGCAGGCTCCACCACCTGGGGCTCAATCACATAAAAGCTCATGTGGTTCTTTCCGGTTTTGTCATCACCACCACCTCACCCCGGGCGATGGCCTCCAAGACAGTGCGCATGCGGCGGTTTTCGTCCTCCACGGCGCCCAGCTTGTCTGCCAGCCTTCGGTTGCTTGAAGTGATCTCTGCCAGCAATGCGTCGGTGCGGCTGCTGTCGCGGCTGCCGCCGCCCAGAGCCTGGGCCAACTGCTGCTGGTTCCAAATGCGGCTGGGGCCTGTGGCTTCCAGCTCCCAGCCACGCTCGCCTACGATGCGCAGGCCGCCAAGGTGATCACCCCCCGTGGCAAAGCCAGGCACGCCTGCCAACTTGCGCAGGTAGTCCCAGTCGGCATCGGTTTGCTGGCCCGTGGTCTTATTGACCTGGTCGCGGATCTGCGTATCGCTCAAACCGGCAGCCAGCATTTGCTGGTACAGAGCGGCTTTTTCTTCAGGCGTGCGACTTGTGACCCCAGTAATAGCGCTGGCGTATGTGCTTGCATTGGCAGACTGCAGGGCAGCCAGCAGCGGCCCAAGAGCCGCCACCGCCTGCCCGACCGACATAGTGGCGTCAATCTGCAGTTGGTCGTAGCTCAGTGCCTGCTGCCAGTACGACAAGGTTTCATCCAGACGCTTGATCTGCGACTCGGCCGCGCGCAGCTGCCGGTCCTGCACCGTGAGCTGGCTATCGGTCAGACCGCCCAGCTCGCTGAGCTGATTGGCCAGCAGCAAGGTGTCACGCTCGCGGTCCAGCAGCGAGACATAAGCCCCGTTGTTGATACCGCCACGCGCGGCCGAGATGGCGTCCTGCAACTGTCCGAAGTCTGTGACCGCAGCACCACCACGCACGGCGGCCAGGGCATTCTCGACATAGACCATGCCCTGTGCCGCCAGCATTTGGGCCGTGCCATCCACGGTGCCGTACAGCTCGCGCGCATTGCTGGTGAGCAAATTGAGCGTACTGGACAGTGTGCTAATAGCGGTCTGTGCGGCACTCTGGATACCTTGCCAATACGATTTTTCGCGATCGACAGCGGCTTCCAGGCTGGCCATGGCCGAGTCCCAGGCGCCCTGACGGGCATCTGCTGCAGCTTTGGCTGCATCGGACGCCGCCTTGGCGGCATAGTCTGCGGCCGTAGCAAACGACTGCGACATGGCCATCAGCTTGACCGCCAGCTCGCCCTGGCCTGCAGCCATGGCCGCCTCTACCGTCGCAGCGAATTGCTGCTTGGCGGCCTCGCCCATCCGGGGATCCAGGCTGATGTCCAGCCCCGCCAAGGCAGTCTGCACCTGGACAGATAGGGACTCCATGCGCTCAGCCTCGCTGTAGAAAGCGCTGTAATAGCCAGCAGCGCTGCTGGCCAGTACATCCATGCCACCCGATGCAGTCAACAGCTGGGTCTGCAGCTCTTCGCTGATGCCCTTGAACATGGACATGCTCTGGCCCAGAGCATCGAACCCTGCCTTGTTGGCCGCGATCTGGCCCAGGGCCGCATTGAGGGTGTCCAGGTCGGTCGCTGCATTGAGCAGCTGGTCGGCCCAGCCGGGCAAGTCCATGGCCAGCATGGCGGACTTCACATCCACGGCCGCAGCAGCCAGGTATTGCTTGTAGCCCTCCTCGCCATCGGCAAAGGTCTTGGGCGCCCACTTGCTGGAGCGCGATTGCTCCCAGTCGGTCAGCACGTTGCCCAAGGCGTCTTCAATGCGCAGGCTGCCCCAGGCGCCGTCGCCGGAGCTGTCATCTGCAAAGGCCGTGGCCACGGTGTAGCCAGCTTCCTTGCCGAAGGCTTTGGCAAAGCCGTCCAACGAAGCGCCCAACGTGCCGGCGATGCCGCTGATGGCCGCCTGGTTGGAGCTACTCCACTCCCCGGCAGCCCCCATACCGAAGGTGGCCCGGTTGTAAATGTCGCGCCCGTCCGAGACTTGCCCGCCGCTGTAGATGGCCCCAGCACCCATGTGGGGCGTGCCGGAGTTGTCGAAGCTCTTGATGATGCTGTACAGGGCAGCGGCTCCAGCGATCCAGGGTGCGGCAGCGCCAATCGTCATGCCCACACCTGTGGTGCCCCCAGCCGATCCGATCAGCGATGCAGTACCGCCAATTCCTAGCTGGCCACCCGCCGCAATCCCTGCACCCAGCTCGCCCAAGAAGCTGCTGCCCATCAGACTGCCCAGCTGGGTGACACCTGTAGCCAGGGTGCCAGACAATCCGCCAGAAAACGCCGACCACAAATTTTGCCCGGACTGCAGCAGCCCTAAAGGATTGGCAGCACCGCCAGATGCACCAGAGCTGCTCGAATTGCTTCCAGTAATGCCCCCAACCATGCCCTGGATACTGGCAATGACTGGCACGATAAATGGCTGTGCAAATGCTTTGTACAGCTGGTCTGCGACGGAGGTTTTAAAGGATGTCGTCAGACTTTTATTAAAAGCCTTCCATTTATCCTCTCCATCGTTGAGCATGTCCGCAAAGCCTTTGCGGAAAATGTCATCCATCTGCTCGACAGACTGGGTCAGCTCACGGGCGTAGACGCGCGCTGAAGCTCCTACCATCGCTTGTGCAGCGGCAGCGGTAGCATCAGATTTAAGCTTTTCGGCGGCAGCCGCATCGGCTGGATTCTTGGCATCGATCTCTTCAAGCCGCTTCTTGAGGTCGATAGCGATGCGGTATTGCTCAAGCGCAATTTCACGGTCACGCTGAGACATGATCGCCAATGACGCTTCATAGCGTGTCGCGTCATTGGCCTCTTTGATGCTGCGTGTGTACTCATCCACCATCTTGGCGGACTCGTTGTAGCCACTGACTTTCGCCAAATCACGCACTGCAGCCGCCTGTGCCCGCAAAGCTGCGCTGGCACGGCCAGACAGATCAATGCCCTCTTGCGTGACCGCTTCGGCCTCCAGCTGCGCTGCGACTTCCTCAACACGTGCTTGGCGCAGCGTACCAAGTGCAGCTCCAGTTTTTCCGATTTCTTCGGATTCCAACCGCGCCAGGCGCACGCTTTCCTGCGCTTGGTTGGCAGCCGTCATGCTCGCGGTAATGCGGCGCTCCAGCGCCTGGGCAACCTCTGCATCAATTGCTACTTGCTCACGGGCAGCAGCGGCTTCAATGTTGCGGCGCTGCTGCTCCAACACCTGCAGCTCGCCAAGCACAGTCGCGCGTGCTTGGTCTGCATCGTTTTTTCCCCTCATCAGGGACAGCTGCTGCTCCAGCGCCGCTCGCTGGGCATCGTTGTCGGCAAGTTGCAGTGCGGTGCGCTTTTCCAGCGCGTCGCTGTCGCTCAGCAGCCCCTGCTTGCGCTGCGCTTCTATCTCGGCCAGACTGCTCTCCGTCTGTGCCTGCAGCAGCTTGTAGCCCTGCTTGGTCGCTGCAATCTCGCCATCAATCGCGCGAGAGCGCGCACTGGCGGCACCAGCGCCCAACTCTTTAATCTTTTTGTCGCGGTCATCGGCCAGTGCTTTTTCCGCTTGGGCTTGTTCGCGCTGCGCCTTGTCAATCACGCTCTGGTCAGCGCCACTCTTCATCAGTGATGCCTGGTACGTCTTCCAGGCGTTTTGCGATGCACTTAGCTTGCTGTTGTATTCGTCCTGGATAGCCGACGAAGTCTTGATTCCATCGTTGGCCTTGCGCCATGCCTGCTCGGCCCCAGACACCGTCAATGCCAGGTTCTGACTGGCCTGGCCGCCCGCTGTTGCAAGCCTCTGGTTGTGCGCCAGCACACGGTCAATGTCGACTTGCACCGCATTGATCTGGTTGCGGTAGCCATCCACATCCAGATTCAGAGGGGTGCCATTGAATTCAGTTTTTTTGCGCTCACCCTTGCTGCCCTTGGTCTGCAGCTCGTCCATCTCTGCTTCAAGGCGGGCTTTTTCCGCGCGCATGGCGATGATGTCACGGTCTTCCGCCACCGTCCCATTCTGGACAGCCATCATCGCGCGGCCGTACTTCATGCGCGCACCGGCTGCATCGTCGGCTGCGCTCTTGAGCTTGTAGAGCCAGTAGGCCAGTGCTGACACCGCTGTAATGGCGATGCCGACCGACCCTCCCAGCGCCCCCATTACTGCTCCGAACGTGCGACTGGCCAGCGAAGCAGCGCCCTGGGCCGCAGTCAGGCTTGCCGTGGCAGTCGTAGCTGCCGTTGTTGCGGCTGTTTGTGCCGCCGTCGCAGCAGTAATGCCGGCCTGCACGCTGGCCTGCTGTTTGCCCAGAAGCGCCAGCTCGCTCACCAGCGCAGCATGCCGGGCCTGGGCCACGGTCAGCGTCGTGGTGGCCTCGCGCACTGCAGCCAGGGCAAAGCTTTGCGCACCAGCCGCACGGGCAGCGACCAGCTGCGCCTCGGCCTGGGCAATCGTGGTACGCGTGGCCTCCAGCTGAGCCACTGTCTGAGCGCGCGCCACCACAATGGCTTCCTGCGTGGTTGCCAGTCTGGCCAACTCCGCCGCCTGCGCCGCTACCGTTGCCTGTGCGTTGGCGGCCTTGGCCTCCAACTCGGCCAGGTATGCAGCGATCTTTTGCCGCGAGGTGGTGGCCACCTCCACATTGCTGGCAGATTCTGCGGCCTGCTGCATGGTGAGCAGGCGCGATGCTTGGGCTGCTTCCGCCTTGGCTGCGGCAGCCGCGACTGTACCGGATATGACTTGCCCAATCTTGAGAGCGCCATAGCCAATCGCCAAAACTTCTATTGCATCTCTATTTTCATAAATAGTGCGAGACAAATCCCGAGTTGTCGATATTGCATTAGCCGCATATTCAGCATATTTATCAATACCAGCAACTAATGATGGGTTAGGCTGAACATTATTACTCTCATCAATAGTGATGAAGAGTTTTGCCAATTCGCCTGCAGCATTTTTTGATGCCTCATATAAAGGATCTATTCCCTTGGCAACCGCTATTGTTGCACCTTCTTTTAATTGATCTAATTTTCCTTTTAAAGTATCTCCAAATGCTTCGCTGGATGCTTGAAAGCCTTTCAAGCGATCCATCAAGAACTGGAATAAACCTTCGCTTGAAGCCTTGGCTTTTGCAATATCCGCGTCTTTTAGACCCAGGGCGCTTGCCAAGGTGCTGCTCGCAGGCGTAATACCGCCCGCAACCAGGTCGCGCAGCTCTTGAATGACCTGGCCGGCATCCAGGCCCATACTCTTGACGGCATTGGTGCCGACCACGGTCAGCTGGCGAATTTGCTCCAGCGTCATATTGGCCGACAAGCCTGGAGCCAGCAGGGCCTGGAATACCTGGGTCAGTTCCTGGCTGGTGGCGGCAGTGCGCAGTGCATCGTCGTTGAGCTTGCGGATGTATTCGCTGCTGATCTGCAGCGCCTGGTTGTATTGCAGCTGTTTGCCGTTTATCGAGGTCATCGACCCCAGAATGCCGGCCATGCCAACTTGGCTAACCTCCAGGTTTTTGGAGTAATCAAACGCGTTGCGCGGCAGCGCTGTCAGTGCATCAGTAATTGACTGCAGGGCGCTGCCCACAATATGCAGGCCGGCAGCACCAGAGACAATATCGCGCACCGACATGCTGACCTGGGCCAGGCTGCGTGTGCTCTTTGTGCCCGCACGATCTGCACTGGCTCCCAGGTTCTCAAACTCGCGCGCGGCCTTGGGCAGCTCGGTCGTCACCGACTGGGCGTCCACTGTCATCCGAATGCCGATTTGACGTACCGCGCTCATATGCTATAAATCCTCTATGTCCCTGATCTTTTCCACGTACTTCAAGCTGTGGTTGCCTGTTCTGCTCTTGCTGCTGTTCGCAGGGGCTCCAGGCGCTGTGGCCTGGGCCGTTTCGCTGCCCTTGGTAGGTGTGGCGTGGTTTATGTACGCGATGGTTCGGGGGTGAATAGGGCCGGCTCTGCCGGCCTTTTTATTTACGGCGCTTGTTCAGGATGTCGACTGTCTCCAGCTCCAGGACCTGCAACTGGCCAAATACCTCGCTCTCGCGCTCTGCGGGTACTCCATAGCGCCGCATCACAACCTCTACGCCCTGGTAGTTCAGCCCATCCCAACTCACGCAGGTCATGCCCACAGTCTTGACCCACTGGGTCTTGCACCCTTGGTACACCGCCCAAGCCATCGCATGCTCTGGCCATAGCTCGTAGTCCTGTGGGGATGCCCTTTGCATGGCCTTGGGCAGCAATCGGTCCAGTTCTATGCCCAGCCGCGCTGCATCCTGGCGCAGCCCGTCGTCTACGACGTGACGGCTTGCGCCGTCGAGGCCGTAGATGTGACGGACTGCGCCTTGGAGTTTTTTTCTGCAGCCACGCGCTGGTGCATGAACGCCATGTCAAACCAGGCCACCGCCATGGCCTCCTCGATGCCAGGGAACTGCTGCTCGGTAGCCCGGCGCTCTGCATGGCTGTAGGCTACGGGCTGGCCTTGTGCATCCAGCATGCCGCCCCAACCCTCCACCAGTTCGTCCAGCATCTGCGGGCCCGTGATCTCGCCGGCTGTGAAGCGCTTTTGCAGTGCGTCGCGCTGCTCCTTGCTCTGGCGTTTGAAAATCACGTCGAACTTGTGAACGTGGAACGTGCCGTCGTCCGTGGGGATATGCAACGACGCGGGGCACTTGATGGTGGGCTTGAGGCCAGAAATCACAACCGTCATGGTTTCTCCAGGTTTAAAAAGTTTGGGGATACAAAAGGAAATCAGCGCACCACGAGTTCCCACTCGTCGTCGCCACTGAGGGGGATAAAGCGCAGCGGTGTGGTGATCTGCTGGATGCCGTCGCTTTCACCGAAAGTGGGCTTGCCCAACTGCACGTTGGGAGCGATCAGCTCGATCACGTTGGTGGCACCGGGTCCATGGGTGAGATGCAGGGGACCACGCGCGCTCAGGCGTGCCTGTTCCACCCAGTCTTTGACCAAGACCTTGGTGTTATCGAAAGTCACACTGCCGGCACTCTTGCGGCCTGTGATCTCGACCGTGTCCACATTGATCAGGTCGCGCTTGATGACGGTGTTGCCAAAATCAAAACTAAATGCACTTGCAGCAACGTCAATGCCGTGCAGCTTCAGTTTGGTGTTGGCAGCATTCACGCCAAACGGATCTTGGAACGACGCATAACTTGCAGCTGGCAGCACTGCGGCTTCGGCCTTTTTGTAGGTGCCTGTGATCTCGAACTGAAACTTGGGGATGGTTTTTGCGTCAGAAGCCAGCTTCACATTCAGCATGGCCGAGGTCATCTTCTGCAGATTGCCGCCCACATTGATGTAGATGGTCACGCTCTCCATGTCATGTGTCACGGGGGCAAAGCGCACATCCACGCCAGCATTGACCGTCATGGCCACACCGCCTGCACGCAGCAAGTCGGCATAGCCTGGGGTATCACCTGCATCAGCTACGCCGGCAGCTTCAACCGAGAATGACAGCTTGGCGTACTGGGTCACCATGGTGCTGCCGCCATCGCCAAAGTGCGGGCGGATGTTGTTGCGCTCTACCTCGTCGCCTTCGAGGGGGGTGAAGCTCACATCACTGACCAGCATCGCATTGGCGATGGCGGGCATGGCATCGGTGCCCTTCGTGGCTTCTACCTTGGCCAGGATGACGGTGGAATTAACACGGATCGTCTCAGACATGTTCATTTACTCCTGTTGGGGGAATCGGTGCGCACACGGCTGCCGTCGCTCAGGCGTTTGTAGACACCGCCAATGCCGGTGTGGGCATCGCGTGGCATGGAGGCCGTGGGCTGTTTTTGGGGGGACGCCTTGGCAAGTGCCAGGGCGGATGCATTTCCTGCAGCAGGGACAGCGGTCGCGGCGTCGGCCTGCTGCGAGGTTTCTTTGACTTGCGCCGCTTGCGGGGTTTCGGTGGCATTGCCGGCCTTGGGTTTGGTGGTCATGGGTGGCTCCAGGTTTTGAGCTGCAGGACAACGCTGTGGCACAGCACTCCTGCAAAGTTCACAGGTCCGGCGTCCACAACTTGGACGCCATCGGTGTCGTCATCGCCCGTGCCCAATGGGCCGAGCTGGCATACCCCGCCCAGCGTGGGATCGGCGCGTACCACAGCACGGAACTGCTCGACCAAGCCATCGAGCACCAGCTCGGAGCCGGCCGCATCGTTGAATGCCAAGTAACCGCGCACGGTCCAGGTGTGCACATTCAGTGATCTGTGGCCCAGGTTGCGGCTGCGCTCCAGCGTGGCGCTGCGGCGCAGCCACCAACCCCGGACATGTGCGGTCGTCGCGTCTGACGGCTCGAAGAGGTAAAGGCGCTGAAAATCCGCATTGCTGGCGGCGTAGCGCTCACGGTCGTGGACGATGCCGATGTCGGGCACCGAGGCCAGGGCAGCGACTATGGCTACACGGTGGGCGTGGAGTGTGCTCATGCGCCCCCTCCTGCCAAACGTGTGGCCACGCGGGCGGCCGCGTCTTCGAACATGCGAAGCACTTGGCCATCAGTGGCTGCCGCCGCATCGGCAAACGGCCGTTTGGCCCGTGTGCCTCGGCGTGCGATCTTGCGGGCAACCAGGAAGGCCACGCTTTTGGCGCGCTTGGCATCCACACCCAGCACATCACGCACCCAGGGCACCAGCGCCTGTACAGGGGGCCGATGGGGTTTGGTGCCCAGCTCAGCGAACATGGCCGTTGGCTGTGAGCTGCCCACCATGCCGATCACGCCCACTGGCGTTGCAAATGCATCGCTACTGATGCTGGCAGCGGTCATGCCGGTGTGCTTGGGCATGCGATCCTTGGCCTCGCGCTCCACCAGCAGCGCACCCTGAGTCATGGTGGCCAGCAGCTCGCGACGCGTGGCCTCGGGTGCTTCGGCCAGGCCGCGCACGAGGGCATCCAGCCCTGCCAATGAAAGATGCAAGCGACTCACAGCACACCCCGTGTGAGCAGGTTGCGGGAGCGGCCAGGCCACCGGCCTACAGCTGCGGCCGGGGCCTTGTCAGTCCCCAGTTCGGCTTGTTTAAACGGGTCGGTCTTGCCGATGCCAGCGTAGTACGCCACACGGTATTCCTTGGCGCGGGCTGCATAGGAGCGCGCCCGACTTTCCGTGCGGGCAACTTCGGCACCCAGGGTGCTTTCGCGTTCGCCGCTGTAGCGGGTGGCCAGCTGTTGGCACAGCAGATAGGCGGCATACTGCGCAATAGCGACTTGGTGGATGACAGGAATGTCGTCATCCTCAACCGATGGCATGTCCTGGCTGTACTGCTGCTGGGCCGTTGTAATGGCTCGACCAATCACGTCGGGCGTCGTCACAGCGTCCTGGTCGGGCACCATGTCACGCACAGTCAGTTCATAGTCAATGCTCATTACGGGTTCCTTGGGACGTTCGGCTGGGTTTGGTAAAGCTCTGGACAGAGCCTTGCCAAACCCACCCCTTGCGGGGCAGGCTGATGGTTTTGAAGCTTGGAGGGAGGTCAGGCCACGACGGCCTTGGTGGCGCAGCGCCAATCGGTCACCGCGCCGCCATAGATGTGGCGCACCTTGTAGGTCAGCTTGTCTGCTGCGAACATGGAGCCCGAAGTGGGCGAGTCCTGCACAAACAGTTCGGGCTCTTCCTTGCCATCCAGGAAGCCAACCTCGATGCCAGGGATGTCGGCAGGATCGGCCACCGTGCACCAGTCGTTGGGGTCGGTCCAGTACCACACCGGGATGATCTGCATACTCAACTGCTGCAGGAACGTGCGCTCGTTGTTGGTGGCCAGCTTGAACAGATCCACGGCCGCTTCTTGCAGATCCACCGGCACGACCAGGCGCGTTGGCGCAATCCCGATGCGGTCCCCACTGTTCAGCTCGGTCTGCTTGAGCATGGCCAGGCGGTGGGCGGCCAGTTGGTCCTTGGTCAGAGCGCCCGTGAAGAGGTTGGCATGGTCGGCATGGAAGAAAGCCTTGCCGTCATACACCGGGGCATTGGCGCGGAAGAAGTCAAAAACGAACTTAGCCAGCGTGCGCTTGGCTGCGCGCGAGAGCTTGGTCGGGATGCGGCGAATGGTGCCCACATCGTCGTTCTTGATCATCTCCAGCGTCACATCTTCCGTGCCGCCCTTTTTGCCGGCCTTGTATGTGGCCTCTTCATCGGTCGGGCTGTTCAATGGCTGGTAGTCCGCGCCTTCGGCAACGGTTGGCAAATCGCCGTAACCACCCCAGCGGGTGCGGTGCTGCACGCGGAAATCGCTCAGCGGCACCACACTCACCAGTTGACGCCAGCCGTCAAAGTCCACGGCCGCGCGGTATTCGGACAGCATGCGGCGGGCGATACTGTCGCCCAGCACTTGATCCAGCGAGTCGCTGCCCAGCGACTCGGTCATGCGGGAGCGGTCGCAGTCACGCAGACGGCCGGTCACCAGGCGGTCGCCAGTCATCTCGATGTAGCACTCCTTGAAGGACTGCACGCGACCGTGGTCCTTGTGCTGCGGGTCCCAAAAGGCGGCCAGCATGTCCTGCATGGTCAGGCTACGGTCTCCCACCACGACAGAGCCTGCACCAAAAGGCGGAACGCGCACAGCGCCGCTTTCTGTCATGCGGGCGATGTAGTCCCCCTCAGCCTTGATCAGGTCGCCCACGGCAGCCTCGGTCAAGCGGTCAGCACCTGCCGCCGCCACCTGGGCCTGCAAGCGTTCTTTGGCAACCTTCGGCAGGTTGGTCGCGGTAATGCGGTCACGGGCTGCGGCGCGCAACTCGAACACTTGCAAGTCGGCGCGCGTCAGGGGCGTGCTGTCGCCCTGGGCTTCGGTCACGCGCTGGCTGCCAGGCACAGGCACCAAGGTGCCGCACACGGACTCGTGCATGCGCACCAGGTCGTCGTCGCTGATGGTCTCCACGTTGATCGTGGCATGTTGTGCTGGGTCTTTGGCCTTGATGGCCTCCAGCATGCGTTGCTTCCACAAAGGCATAGCTTCGGTTCCTTGGGGGGTGGTTGGGTCTGCGGCGGCTTCGGTCAGACGGTCCAGGCCGCCGCCAGCGCCCGGCTCGACAATCAGGTCCACGGAGTGCACCTTGGTGAACTTGACGGCTTCGCGCAGCGTTTCGCTGCCGGCTTTGCGCTTTTTGGTGCGTGCATCGGCATCGATGGACAGGCCCAGCAGCCCCTGCATGCCGCGCCGCACGGACTCGGTCATCTTGGTAACAGCGGCGTCGTTGGGGTCGATGGCTTTGAAGGTGCCAACCAGTGCTCCGGTGTCGGGCGTCTTGCCCTCGACAAAGCGCACGCTGTAAATGCCGCCGATCAGGTTGCGCACGTCCTTGCCCTTGCCGGCAATGTGCTCGGCATCGGACTTGGCGAACACGCGCACGCCTTCGAACATCGGCGCAGCCTCGCGCAGTGCCTGGTCGGGGTAGTAATTGCGGTTGCCACTGCGGCCGGCACGGATCAGCGTGACTTCGATAGAGCCGTCCTGGGCTTCTCGGAACGCAGCATCTGCCTGGGCTTCACGAACTACGGTTTTGTCAGCAGGGACAGTGGGCACGTATTGCTCCACCACTTCCACAGGTGCTGCCAGCGTGACCTGGTCGCCCGAGGGCGTAGCCGTCACGGTGTAGCCGTACTGGTATTTGCGCCCGCCCATCTCGATGATGGCGCGGTCGGCGTAGATCGCCGTCAGCGACACCCATCGGTCGTTGACAGGCTTGGAGGGGTACACCACGGCGCCAATGGCCGCACGCACCATGTCGATCAGTTGCCGAAAGTCACGTTCAGGCGCGGGGGCTGCCTCGCGCATGGCGGTATCGATGGCACCGACGGTTTGCAGGCCGCCGCAAGCACCCAGCGCAGCGATGATCTGGGACCAGCTCATCGTTAAGCCTCGGCGTCGGTGAGCTTCTGGCCGTCGCGGGTCACCACGACCACATGGGTGCCGTAGTCGCGGAAGGCCAAAACCTCGGCCTCTTGCACAGCCACGAGTTTGGGGCGCAGCGCTTTAACGATTTTGCCGTTTGCCTTGGTATCTACCTGCTCGTAGACAGTGCGCTGCACGCGCTTGGCTGCTTCGGCAGCAGTCAGTTGCTGGGCCTGCTGGGCTTGATTGTCTTCCTGGTCGGGCATTTGTCACTCCATCTGGACCGCGAAGGGCGGTGTTGCGATGGGGTGACTGTGCCGGGATGGGCACAAACAAATAAGGCCCGCAAATGCTGGCCTTATTTAGAAACTGAATGTATCAGCTACACCTTTTCAGATAGCAGCCTGGCGACCTTATTGATCTCGTAACACGCCCAAATATCAGCAATAAAAGATGCTTCATTACCTTCAAGGCTCTCTAAGAGCTGAGAGAAATACTCTGACCGCCCTTCGTATCCTATGGAGGAAAGCACGCGGGAGCATAACTTTAGGCCAGCCTCCTTATGTCCTTGCATGTGCAGCACACATCCTGCAGAGAAAGCATCTGCTAGAAGCATTGCAGAAGTGTCGTCTTTGGCCTGGTTGCTAATAATTTCTCGAAGCTTATCGGTACTAATCGACGACATGGATGCCTCTCTAGCGCCCTCCTAGGGAGGGGGTGGTGGTCATGGTTGCGTTTAAACATAGTTTAAAACAGCGCAAGCGCAACAAAGCATCACCAACCAATACCACCCATGCCATAAACCTATTTAAAGCCTCCTGCGGCTTATTCTTTGCGACGCCCCGCGCGCTTCGCAGCCTGGTCCAGTGCAGCCTTGCGGCCATCGAGCTGCAACTCCTGTTTCGTGAAGGGCTTGGCCCCCGGCGTCATCACCTGCCACGTCTTGAGCCAGGGAAGGGATATGCAGCCGCAGTGGATCACTTGCTCTGGGGGGGCCTTGGGGTCATGTGGGCACTGCATCAAGTCAATGCCGCCACCGGGGTTGGGCACCTTGAACGGCAGGCCAGCATCGACCACCTGGCCATCCATCAGGTCGTGATTCCAGCGGCTGTGAATCTTGCCGCTGCGCCGCCACTGCTTGCCCAGGCCTGGCACCAATGGTGCTGACTGCACCAGACGCTCATTGCCGGCCACGGCAAATGCACGGCTGACTTCGGTGCGCACAATCGATGTGGCTCGCTTTGGGGAGTCCGCACCCAATATCGACTGCACCTGCTGTATCGCTTCAAATGGGGTGGTGCCACCAATGGTGACCAGGCCGAGCTGCTGGTTGATCTTGCCAGCGGCCTCTGTCGAGACAGCACGCATACGCTCCACAGCGAAGGTTTGCATGGCCGTCAGCACACGGGCGTCCAAAGCGCCCAAGCGCAACTCCACACCATGGCCTGCAGCGGCCAAGGGCTTGTCCACGACATCTTCACCCTGCTGCCAGCCATCACGCAGTGCCTGCCCCATAGCTGCACCAGCTTGTTGGCCCACGGCAGCCAGCACCGTCTCGACCTGGTCGCGCAGCCGCCCCAATTGCCACTGTTGCCAGTCTGTCGGCTGGTTCGTGAGCTGCTGCATGATCTGGGCCAGCCCTGCCTGCAGCAGTGCCACAACCCTCTGATCGGCGCTGAGCAATAGACGTGCACGGTCTGCCAAGTGCTCTTTTAAAGCGGCCTCGTAGCGACTGCGCTCCTGCGCTGGGGTCATGGCGCAGCCCGACCTGCCTGCAGCGCATCTCGCAATTCAGCCGGCAGGTTGAAGGTATCGGCTGCAGCTTTTTTCTTGCTGCGCTCTTCGGCTTCTATCCGAGCAGCTGCCAACTCGGTCTTTGCATCAAAGTCCTGGCCGAAGCGCTGGGCCACATCCGCCACAATCTTGAGAGCAGTCTCTTCTGTCAGCAGGCCTGCATTGATCATTTGCACGACAGCCGACACCACGGACTGCATGGCGCTGGCGAACTTGGTGATGTCGCGGTTGAGCAGCTCAGGGAATACAGCGGTAACTTGCCATTCATCGGAGGACCAAACGGGTGCCTCTCCATTAACACGGGCATGGCACAGCAACACATACCGGCCAATCTCCTCCAGCATGATCTTCAAAAACGACTGACGCATGCTGTATGTCTTGAAGGTAGGCTCTCCCATCTCCGAAGCTGCTGCGCGGTTTACGTCACCGCCCCCACCGTACCAGTGCTCTGGCATGGTGCTACCTCCCAGCACATGGTTGCGCAGCAGGCGCGCACTGGCACTGGTATCGGCCGCTTGCAACTGGGGCGTCTTGGCCTCCAGCTTCACGTTGTCGTTGTGCACAAACGTGGAGTTCGGACCAGGTGGCACAAACTCTTTTTCATACTTTTTCACAGTAGCATCGTCTGCGCCCTTGAGCTCCACGTCCCAGACGAAAGAACGCAAGTAGCCAATACGGTCCAGCTCATTGAACAGAAAGTCGTCGTAGGCATCCAGCCAGTCCATCTGGCCCAGTAGATCGCTGCGGCCCCGGCTGCCATTGGGAAACTTGTTGAGCTGGTACAGCAGACACTCACCATCGGTGAATTCCTCAGCTCGAATGCGCACGGTGTGCTGACTGAACAGCTCTGAGTCTTCACCCAGCACGATCACACGGTACTTGAACTGACGGCCCCGGTTGTCTCGCTTCGTCACCACACCAATCGGCTGCTCGGGGTTGTCCGGGTCGTTGACCACAGTGGCGATTTGGCGCGGGTCCAGATAGCCCAAGCGCACGAAGCCATCGCCTTCCCGGACGCTGGCGATATAGCATTGCTCTCCCAGCAGGCCCAGGGCGCGGACTCGGGGGGAGAGCTTGAGCGGCCAATTGTTGATAGGGTCCGACCAGAAAGCATTGAGCAGATTCTGGTGTTTTTCGTCCTTGCACTGCAGCGTCACGCCTTCAGCCAGCAGGTAAGCCAGTGGCAGCTCAACCAGGCGATTGGCAATCAGGTTGCTCTGCCACAGGTGTTCAGCCAGCTTTTGCATGCGGTCCTGCGCCATGGGGGCCAGATCACGCTCATTTTGCTGGCCCGATCCTTCGCTGGTAATGCGACGCCAGCCTTCACCACCGCCCCCCTGGGCGCTGGCCGCTTCACGCACAGGGCTTTGCGTCGCGTTGTCCGTCGCAACCTCAGAACCCCACCCCACGAAGCCCAGCATACGTTCGATCATTCCCATGGTGCTCACTCCTGTGCTGCCAGCTCGGCACCGACCAAGGCCATGGCCATCCGGCCATGATCGTTATGAAGGGTGATGATTTCGCGCAACTTGGCAGCAGCCAGTTCTATGCCCTTGCGGTCGGAATCGGGCAGATCGGCAATCGCGCCCTTGATCAGCAAAAGGGTGACTTGGTCTTGGTTCATGGGTTGTTCTTGTCTTTAAAGTGTCAGCCTCGGCGGAACATGCGAGCAGCTGTACGGGCGTAGCGCTCGCGAGCGCTTTGGTGCTGGTGGTGGACGTTGCCGCCCTGGGTCGCCGCTGCGATTCCTCCCGTGACGCACAGCATGTAGAGCATCTGCACCATGTCTGGGCCGTCGTCATGGTCGGCCTTCGGGAAGTGGCGAAACTGGTCGATCAACGTGGTCTGGCTGCTGTGCAGGCGTATCAGGCCGTTGTGCATGTGTGGCTGCAAGCTTTCGATGCGCAACAGTTTGTCGCTGGTGGGGGTCAGCGCACGGGCTGGTACGGGAACACCCATCTGCGCGCTGCGCTTGACCAACTCGGTCCGCAAGAACTCTTGAAACTGCACGGACTCGATGCCCCAGACGACGCAGCAATATTCGCGCTGCATTTCAATGATGTCGCTGATGATCTTGTCTGGCACACGCTTTTTGATCCCCGCCTCGACAACGTCCATGACGCCGGTTTCGCGGTTGTAGCCGCCCACACCAATGGCGCTGGGGTCGCGGCGATTGTTTCCGGCCTTGCCAAGGCTGGGGTCGCAGGCACCGTAGAAAATCCACTCAGACAGGCGGTTCACCCAAAACTGAATGCTCTTCGCAAAGGGGGCCTCGTCGCCCGCAACCGGGTCGTTCTGCTGCTCGCTGTCAAACGCGTCATGGCCTTCTCGGGCGCGGCGAATCATCAGCTTGACCAGAGGACGAAGCGCTGGCCAGGAGACTTGTGCGCCACGATCCATCTCTGCCTGGTGCTCTTTATAGAGCGCCATGGCTGCAGCTTCGCCCTCTTGAGGTGAGTCGGCATTGAGCAAAAATCCTTCGAACTGCTCCCACAGGTCCATGCGTTCAGGCCACTTGATGATGGCTTTAAAGACCTTGCGATTCCACAGCGGATTCTTCAAAAAACGCGCCAACACGCTGTCATAGTGCAGCACGGTGCCGACTAGGATGGCATCCATGGAGTCGTCAGGCGGCCCCAGCGATAGCACGCTCTTGGTCACAAAGGACTGCAGCTTGTCGCGCTGGGCCGGGGTGTTGACGTTCTCATCGTTCTCGATGTCGTCGCAGATCGCCAGATCCGGGCGGTGCGCACCGTGTCGACGGCCACGAATCTTTTTGCTGGAGCCAAAGGCCTCGACCTTGCGGCCGTTGGCCGTCACCATCACACCAGCTCGCCAAACCTTGCCGGCACCGCAGGCCTCAGGGAAATCGCTGGCAATGCGTGGGTTCGCCTCCAGCTCGGCCTTGATTGCCTCCAGCATCTCTGCCGCCTGCTCGAAAGCGTCCATCACGATGATGGCGTACCACTTGGCACCTGTGACAAGACACCATGCCACAAAGCTCATGCTGATCTTGGTGGACTTGGCCTCGCCACGCGGTGCAGCGATAGCATCGCGTTGCCCAGCCTGCGCATTGATGATCTCTGGCAGGCGCTTGTACAGGTACTTGTGCAGCTCGGACGGTTCGGCGCGGCCGTAGTGCGGAAAATAGTTGCGGTCCCAGTACTCGAAGCCGGTGACCGGATCACACACTTTGCGGCGTCGCTCTGCAATGGCAGCCGGGTTGACGTCCCAGCCATCCAAATTGGCATCAATTTGCCGACGCAAGCCATCGGCCAGCGTAGACAGGCCTGCCAGAAAATCTTTGCTGCTCTTGGCCATATCACCGCACCTTCGCCAGCTCTTCGCCAAACGGCTCCAGCATCTCGACCAGAGCCGACAGGTGCTGCGGATAACGCGCCTGCGCAAACGAGGCGAAGCGCTGCAGCAGGTCCAGCTGCACGGCCTGTTTGTTCAGCTCCGGGTTGAGACGCTTGAAACTGGCCATGGTCTTGTTAAAGCTGTCGCTCATGCTGGCCAGCGTCTCAGCACGGTCACGTGCGCTCATTTCCGTGGCGTCGCGCAGCAAATCCATGGTGGCCTGGTGCTGCACCAGGTAATCTTCCAGAAGCCGGGCTGACAGGTTTTTAAACGTGTCATCGCCCATGGCCACAGCAGTGCGGGCCATGTCCCAGTCGTCCCCCTTGTCGGCCGCCTCGCGTTTCCAGCGATTGGCCGTACCACGCGGCACACCCAGCTTGGCGCACGCTGCCTCCATGGGCAGGCGCTGGAACACATACAGGCCGCGCAGCTGGGTGCGGGATTCTTGCGGGTGCGCCATCAGCCCCCCAGGCTGCCGCCACGCAGGAAGTTCTTGATACCTTCAACGACCAAGGCTGTGCCCACGGCCACCGCGCCACCAGAGACAGCACCAGCCACAGCAGCCTTCTTTTCGACCTCGCGCAGGCGAGAGTCCAGACCGTTGTAGTGTTCCTCCATCCGGCTCTCCATCCGGTCCATGCGACGGTTCTGCTGGTCCTGGCCATCCTTGAGGGATTGCACCAGGCCATGGATTTGCCCCAGCAGCAGCAGTTCCTGGCGGCGGTCGTCTTTGTTGTTCTCTGTTTGGCTCATGGTTGCGCGTTGTCGTTGAGATGGTCGATCAAGTGCTGGAATCGCTTGCGATCCTGGGCGCAGGATTGAGCGTTCTCGGCATGATTGGCCCAGGCATCGTCGAGGGTGAGACCTGAGTCTTGGGCACAAGTGGCTTCGGTGCCTTCGGAGGGATCAGCAGTGCCGCAGGCACCAACGGCCTGGTCCTGGCTTGTGAGGGCACCGTTCCACATGCGGACAGCAGCGAGAGTGAGGCTAGGGCTGCTATGGACAGCAGCGTCAGCCTCCACACTCGCTTGCGATGCACAAGCCCCATGTGGCGCAGTGGCCACCACAGCAGGTACTGTGCGAGGGACCACAAGAGGCACGCGGCTACGAAGCTGGCTGTAAGTGGCGGAAAGTTCGGCATAGCGTTCCTCTTGCTCCAAGTGTTCGCGCAGATAGTTGCCTGCGGCGTTGTCTGCACGGCGGTTGGCGATCTCCAGCTCTTGTGCAGCCTTCTGATTGGCTTTGGCTTGGCGGGCTACCCAGGCGTTGTCCGTGGCGGTGTGGCCCCACCAATAGCCACCGCCAACCAAGCCGAGCACGATGAAAAGCACCAGCCAGCTGCGTGCGTTGTTGATCAGACCAATCATTTCCAGAGCACGCCTCGTATCTGAAGCACGAACTCGTAGACCAGTTTTCCGTCGTCTTCTTCGTAGCCAAACCCATTGACGAACTCAGAAAACGAAGGCCCCATACCGGCCTTGTCCAGGTAGCGAAAGAACTGCGCGGCCGTTTCCGCGACCGACATGCGGAACTCTTCGTGCTTGCGCGCAGCCACACGCTCAGCGCGGCGCTTTTTGATGAGTTCCCACTCGTCTGGTTCGAGATAAACCTTCATGGCTCAGTCCTCCACGTGCCGGTGGAGAAGTCATAGTTGGCGCGCAGCAAAGCCACGCCCTCTAGGCAACGGCGGCGCTCATCGAGGCGACGGTTGTAGAGGCCTTGCACAAAGCGGTATTCCCACTGGCCCTGCGCGTTCTTGCGCCCGGTCTTGGTGTAGCTCCAAACGGGCTGGCCGTCTGGACCATGGGCCAGGGCATTGCAGGCTTGCTCGTACTCCTGTCGATTGAGGTGCCCCATAGCGCGGCTGGCGCAAGTGTTGGGCTCACCGAAGTTGTGCCCATGGCTGGAGAACGAATCGAGGATGGGCTGAGTGACGGGCACACGGATGCAGTCCAACACCCGCGCCTGGCCATGCTGGGCCACTTGGCTGCCCACAGCCATACATTGCGCATCGGACCAGTAATCGCCCAGCACCACGGGCACTGGGCTAACTGACTTGGTCAGGCCCAGGCACGCCGTGGGCAGGCCACCCGCAAGCTGGTCTGCATAGACCCGGTTTTTAAAACCCGGTGTGCCGTCAGCCCTTGCCGGGCCGTCTTCATAGCTGGAGAGGTAGCCGACATACGCCGAGCTGCCCAGCACCAGCGGGATGCCGAAGCGGACAACGGTTTTGCCAAGAGAAAAGCTGTTTGCCATGGCCCCGACTTTCGCGGGGTAGGCACCAACAAAAAAGGCCCGCAGATGCTGGCCTGATATTCAAAAATGATGACGTTTGACAGTAACACGGGCCTGCTGGCCCGGTCAAATGTCCGCAAAGTCAGCCACCGGGCGTGATCAACTGCTTTCCATCAATCACAAGAAGTTTGATATTTCCGGATTTTTCATCGACTACGCACATAGCGATAACTGCCACCTCAAGTCCGAGTCCATTTTTCAGACGAACCATACGGGAGTTACCGTTCCAAAGGTAGCGCCAGTCAACTCCTCCGCGCATCGCTCCAACATCAGGTATTACAGCAGTCTCCGGGTCACGTGCTGTTTGACGAATCGCGTTCTGACAAGTCCGTAAAGCATTTTCATTGCTAACGTTTTTTCCTTGAGAAAAAACTGAAGCAGACAAGATAAGAGATATTACAAATGCTAAGAATAATTTTATTAATTTCACTGTTCCCTCATTTTTTATGACTACTAATTCTTCTTCCTCATGACATATGCATATGTCCTCTGAAGCTGTGCTGTAGATAGTTCAGTTAGAGAATTTAAGCCAAAGTATTTATTTATATAGGGAACATAGGCCCTATCGTCACCTAACTGATTTTTGCATCTAGTCTTAATGCTTCTTATTCTCGACAAGCGCCAATCATCATCTTTTGATGAAGCAGATGGCATTGCTCGAAGCATTACCATTTGTTTTTTTATAAAACCTACTACGGCAGTATATTTTTCAGACTCAATCTCTCGATATGACGCTGCTGAACCCTTCGAATTAATCATCCGCCAAGCTGACTGAATGGTTAATGGTTTCTTCTTTATTGAATTGTGTAATTTCACCCATTCGTGACAGAGATTAAATATAACGCCACATTGCTCCGAATTTATAGGATTTAAAACGGGCGTTACGACCTTCCGTCTTTTGGTTATGTTATTAACGTGAACAGTTACTGGTCCACAAGCTCCAATAATGTTTGTGCCACCGACTATTGAGTGAATTTCAATATTTGGTTTAGAAATATTGCGTCCAGCAACATCCCCGCCAACATTGTCGACGACCAACCGTAGTTTTCTACCGGTCACTTCTGTGCTCTCTTTTTTATATCTCTTCCAGCAACGTCACCCCCAACATTGCCTTTGATATTGATCTGCACACCGCCATCACCGGCGCTCTGGACAAAGTCATCCATGCCCATCAAAAGCTTGTTGATGTCAACCCGGAATCTTTCATGCAGTGCTCTTAGATATAGAGCATCTGGTAAGCGCTTCGCTCTCTCAATACGCGATTGAGTCGGTTGGCTAACACCCATGAGCGAAGCGAACGCTTCCATTGAAAGCCCCGTCTCTGAACGTATCCGAAGGATGCGCGACGCCAACTGCAAGTCGCCATAGTCCTTCTCACTTGATTCCACCAAACATCCCCCTTCATTCCAGTCGGAATAAACATTCATCCATTCCAAATGGAATAGACTGTCCTCATGCAACACATCGTATCTCACCTTATCCCATGACAGCACAAAGAACACCCGAGAAGGTCAAAGAAGAATTCTCAGCGGCAGGCATCTCCATCAGAGAGTGGGCCAGCGCGCATGGATTCAGCTATGAGGTAGCAAAGTCAGTGCTTTCTGGTCGCATTGCCGGCAAGCGCGGAGAGGCTCATCGGATTGCACTCGCGTTGGGTCTGAAGACGGGAAGCATCGTGGAGCCATCCCAATTCATGCCACCACCACCAAAGCAAAAGCGTCGCTTCGCTGCAATTAAGGGTGGGCTTGCATGACTAGTAAGCCACGCCTTAAACGAGGTATTTCCGGGGACTTGACTGTTATAGCCACGGCCGACTCTACGCAAAGCGTATTGCTGGCGCGTGGGCTCATCAAGGCCCATTACGGTAGCTTGGGGCACTTCGCGCAGGTGTTCAAACTGCCTTATGGCGCAGTTTGTGAAGCCACAAATCCTAAGAAAGAACGGCTGAGCGCACGACGCGCAGGAAACGTTGCTCTTGTACGGCGAATTCTTGGCCTTCGATCTGAGCCTACGGCACTAGCTACCAGCATTGCGGATGCAATCGCTAGAAAGCAAGGGGCTCGCACATGAAATGGCTCACCGCACGCGAGATAGCGGGCTTGCCGGGCATGCCATCGTCAGAGCGTCGGACTCGTGACTGGCTGAACCGCGCACGAATAGATTCTCGTGCTCGGCAAGGCCGCGAAGGCGGCGGTGGCATGGAGTACGACTGCAGCGCACTGCCCGAAGAAACCCGCGCCGCTATTGCCGCACGCCAGATCACCGCTGCAGGCTCTGTCGCCCTGGCATCGAGTGAGGCTGCACCTGTGCGCTCATTCGCACCTGTCATGGCTCAACCAGGCGCACTGCAACCGGCAGCGCGTCGCCAGCCAAGCCTGGCAGACAAGGCTGTGGCAGATGCACGGGTGCGCCTGGTCACTATGGTGCAAGAGCTGGTCCCGCTGGAGGGGGTCAAGCGCGCCTGCGTTCTTCTGGCCGCCAAGCTGGTCACTGGCGAAGCTGGCCAGGAAGCACTCGCCATCGCCCGCACTGCCAACCAGCGCGCACGGGGTGACATGGTCAGCGCCCGCACTCTGGAGCGCTGGATGAGCCAGCACCGCGAAAGCGGATGGTGGGGCTTGCTGCCCGCAGAGACCGAGCAACGGATCACACACATTGCGGACGACGTGGCAGCCGTGCTGGGCCTGTACCACAGCAAGGATGCGCGTTTTCGCAAGCTCAGCGCTGCAGCCCAAGAGGTCACCCGCATGCAGGGCCGTGACTATGACAGCTGGACTGCGCTGTACGACCGCGCCCGCCGCGCCTTGGCAAAGGTCGGACGCTCGGCACAAGCCAGCGTTGCCTTGATCAAGGCCCGCCACTCTGGCGCTCAACGCGACGCCAAGCTGCCATTCAAGCGCCGTGACACGACGATGCTTGCACCCATGGATGTGTGGGTCATTGATGGCCACACGTTTAAAGCCAAGGTGCGCCACCCTGACCACGGTGCCCCGTTTGCCCCAGAGCTGACGGTGGTGCTTGATGCTGCGACACGTTTGATCGTCGGCTGGTCGGTCAACCTCTCGGAGAGCGTGATCGCGGTGGGCGATGCGCTGCGCCACGCAGTGGGCCAGCACGGCATTCCGGCCATTCTTTATAGCGACAACGGTTCAGGTGAGACAGCCAAATCGATGGACTGCCCCATTGATGGTTTCTGCGCTCGCCTGGGCATTGACCACCGCCTGGGCCTGCCCGGTAAGCCTCAGGGTCACGGGATCATTGAGCGCAGCTGGCAAACCCATGCGATTAATGCCGCGCGCAAGTTTGGCAGCTACCAGGGCAAGGATGTGGATGGCGGAGCATTCCGCAAAGTGGCTGCCGAGCTGGTTAAAGAGCAGCGTGCGATCAAGCGTGCTGAGCAAACCGGCCAGGTCATCAAGTTGTCCACCAAGGCCCCGACTTGGCAGCAGTTTATCGATGGCATTGAGGTGATGGTGCAGGAATACAACCTGCAACACCGCCATAGAAGTTTGCCCAAGCGCACGGACGGCAAGCGCATGACTCCGGCCGAGGCCTGGGCGGCCAGCTTCGACGTCAGCCTGCAGCACAAGCCCTCGGCGCTAGAGCTGCGCATGCTGTTCATGCCCAGCGTCATCCGCACGGCAAAGCGCGGCGAAGTGGTGTTCTTCAACCAGCACTACCAGGCCCCGGATTTGATGCGTCGTGACATCGATGGTCGCGAGGTGAGCGTGCGCTACGACATTCACGACCCGAACTTTGTGCTGGTTTACACGCTGTCGGGAGAGTTTGTCTGCGAGGCCAAGTGGAACGCCAACCGCATCGACTTCTTCCCGAAGCCGGTGATTCAGATGGCGCGCGAGCAGCGCGTGGCCGCTGCCGTCAAACGTCGCGAGCAGCAGATCGAAACAGCGCTGCGCGAGCTGGACACACCTGTGGATGCCGGCGCAGGCCGGGTGCTGTCCGCCCCTGAAGCAGTTGTAGTGCTGCCCGCGGTGATGGATGTGGCCGCAACCCTTGTGCCTGTGGCTGCAGAGCTTGCGCGCCCCGCGTTTTTTGACACCCCAAGCGAGCGCTACGAATGGTTGATGCGCAACCGTGAGCAATGGACCGACAGCGACTCGACCTGGCTGCAGACCTATGTGATCAGCGACAGCTATGTCGATCTGCGCGAGTACTTCGAGAGCCGGGGATTGGGATGGGACGGCTCCGACGCTGATGCCAGCACTTTTAAGAAAGCTCTGTAACGGCTGCCACCGCCACAGAGCTGATTTGCGAAAACACAAAACGAGAAGGAATGTAACCGTGAAAAAGGGATTTGTGCAAACGTCGAATTTTCGCCTGCTCAAGGAAGCAGAGAAGACGGTCGCGCGCCGTGGTGCTCGCGAAGCGAGCCTGGTGTTGGTCCAAGGTGTGTACGGCATCGGCAAGAGTGAGCTGACCGAGCGCTGGGCCAGCGAGAACGGCCATGTGTTTGTCCGTGCCCGAGAGACCTGGACCAAGCGCACGCTGCTCGATGAGATCGCCAACAACATGGGACTGTCGGTGCGCGGCTCGGCCGTGGATGTGCAAAACCGCATCATCGGCCACTTGGCTGTCAGCATGCAGTCGCTGATCATCGATGAGGCTGACCACCTGGTGGATCTGCGCAGCGCCTCCAAACTGGAGACCATCCGCGACATCAGCGACATGACCGGCACCATGGTGTTTCTGGTTGGTATGGAAAACCTGCCGGCTACGGTGCAGCGCTATGAGCACATCGCCAGCCGTGTTGCGCGCATCGTTGAGCTGCACCCGCTGTCCATTGCCGATGTGCAGGCCACATGCAAGGCAAAGTCCGATGTGACCATCAGCCAGGCACTGCAAGAGCAGATTCATCGCGACAGCAAAGGCCGCATGCGCCTTGTGCTCAATGCGATCAGCAACATCGAGCAGTGGGCAGAAGCCAACAGCTGGACAGCAGTGGATGTGACCCATGTGCAGGGCAAGCCCCTGTGCCCCGATTTCAGTGGCCATCAGGCCGCCAAGCGCCGGGGAGTCTGATATGTCCATCAGCACTTGGTCCGTCGCCCGTTCGCTGATTGCGCTGGGCCGCAATGTGAAAGGTACGAAGCCGTTCACAGAGGCACAGCTCAGCCAATGGGCCAGCGATGCACACACTGACTTCTCTGCTGGTGCGGCCGGCATAGCCCTGAGCCGGATGCGTATCCAAAACTGGGTGGAGGGTTTCGAGGCTGGCCGTATCCGTCAAGGTTCGTTCGTGCAGTGGCGGTTGACACACCTGGGATTGCAGGCGGTCGAGGCCGCGATGCAGACATGCCCTGATGCCTCGCCCCCCGATCCTGCAGAGATGTCCGTGCGGCTGTGGAACTTGCTGCGCATCCGTCGCCGTCTCACCGCCGATGAAGCGGCAGAGACACTGGTCGATGCCGGCGACGGCAGCTACCCAGCAGCCAAAAAGCGCATTGGTGCTTTGCTGGCCGCCTGGGTCAAGCACTCCCCAAAGGTAGTTGCCACAGCGCAAAAACGCGAGTCAGGCCGCATCCGCTATGTACTGCTGCAGGACATTGGCCGCTGGCCACCCACCTCCAAGGCTGGTCAGGTCCATCCGACCAGGTTTGCCAACGTCTCGCCGATGCCTGCCAGCTATCGCCGCTCATCTGCCACATCGAACGAGGTGCAGCAATGACGCCGCCATACATGAGCGCTCCCTGGTTCGCGCTACTGCAAGGCCGAACAGGCAAAGGAGCCGTTCGCGCCCAAGTCGCAAAACAGCTTGGCATCAGTGCCGCAGCACTGAGCCAGGTACTCAACGGTTCAGGCGCATACGGCAGCGGTGCGGCCAGCACCTCCCGCATTGCCGAGCGCGTGGTGCACACGTTTGGTCGGTATGTCTGCCCGCACCTATCCCAGGAGGCTGGCGGTGAAGAAGTGGAGATCACCGCAGATCAGTGCAAGGGGTTCGCACACCGTCCAGCCCCTACCGGCAGTCCGCGCGACATGCAGCACTGGCAGGCCTGCCGCCAGTGCCGACACCGCGAAGCCAGCGCACCGCCTGTTGCCCGCGCCGTGCAGCCACGCAAGGTAATTCCGATCCAGGTTCAGCCTCAGGAGCATACCCATGCACCAAGCCTTTAAAGCACCTGCGGTTGTGCTGATCCAACTGGCCTTGCCGATGACAGAGGCCGACTACCAGCGCCCGCCGCTGGGCTGGATCAAGCGCCGCGCCCGCCGTCTGCAGCGTGCCTATCCCATCGGTCGCCGCATCGCGATTGCTTCGGCTGCCGACGACTACGCCACGTTCACCCACATGCACCGCGAACGACTTTCACAACTTCTCAAAGGAGGCCACCACCATGCCTAAACCCAAATCACCTTCGTGTTACTTCGCCCCTGGGACCATCGAACACAGCAAGTCACCCATGAGCAGGATGGAAAAAACTGCCGTGTTGCTCTTCTTGTTCCTGATGTTGATGCTGCTGGGCTACTGCATTGCATCTATCTACGGTTATGTGGAGCTGCGGGGTGGCCTGACATGAACCGTTCCATGAGCCCAGAAAGCAAGGCCTTGGTGGATTACCTGCGCAAGCACGGAGGCGCATCAGTGGACACGCTGACGACCGTGGTGCCTGCTGACAGCCGTACCGGCTTGCGTAAGCGCCTGGGCAACCTGGAGCGTGGCGGCTGGCTACAAAAAGAGCAGGAGCAAGAGACGGTGCTGTGGTCCATACGCCCATCTGCACGCGAGCTGTTTGCAAAAGCCGAGTTGCCTCGCCCTGCCACCAAGAAGCCTCCCTTCGTTGGAGTGCCTGCATTGCCGCGTCGCATCAATGTGATGACTACGCCCCCCTACTGCCCATCCCAAGACCTGGTTGCGCGCCAGGGTGCCTTCGATTTCATGCGTGTGCCGAGCCACGGCGTGCGTTGCTGACAAAGAGAGAACGACAAATGACACAACAAAATATTCACGAAACCATTCCCGAAGGCTACATGAAGAATGCCCAGGGGCATCTTGTCCCAGTGGCGAACGTGCGCGAACAAGACCTGCTGCGTGACCAGGTGGTACGCACTTTGGTGGCGCAAGCTCTGGAGGCCAACCAAAAACTGGTCGACTTCAAGAAGAAAGCCCTGGATGACATCACCGACCTGGTCAAGATTTCTGGAGAGCGCTATGGCGTCACCCTGGGCGGCGAGAAGGGCAACATCTCTATCAGCTCCTACGACGGCAAATACAAGGTAATGCGTTCGGTTGCCGACTTGATTCAGTTCACTGAGGAACTGGAAGCGGCCAAGGCGCTGGTCTTTGCATGCATCAATCGCTGGTCCGAGGGGGTGAATCCCTTCATCAAGACTTTGGTGATGCGAGCCTTTGCACCAGGTAGCAATGGCCAGCTCAAGACCACCGCCGTGCTGGACCTGCTGCGTGTTGAGTTTGACGATGCCGAGTGGACGGAGGCCATGCGCGCGCTCAAGGACAGCATTGCCGCCAGCGGTACAGCGATCTATGTGCGCGTGTATGAGCGTATTGGCAGCTCCGAGAAGTACAAGGCAATCCCTTTGGACTTGGCGGCCGTATGAAAAACGAGCGGCTGTATGCGCAAGGAAGTATGGACAGAGGCGGAGAAAGCCACCCTGCAAAATTTGTACGGCAAGACGTCAAAAGAGAAGATTGCAGCCCAACTGGGAAAGACTATTTGGTCAGTGCGCAGCATGGCCAAAAAGCTGAACCTGACGGTGAGCAATCTATGGTGGACTCCAGAGCAGGAGGAGCAGTTACGTCAGCTCTATCCCACTATGGACGTAGCCAGTCTTGCACAAGCCCTGAACAGATCCGTGGCGTCGATTTACATGAAGGCCCACGAGTTGAGGGCGGGCAACGTCAAGCTAAAGAGACGCAACAAGCTGTCCATCGGGGACGAACGCTTGAACAGCCACGGGTTGTTGGTACGCAAGATGACGGATACGGGCAACCAGTGGAAGGACTGGAAGCGTGTGGATGTCATCGAGTGGGAGGCCATCCATGGCCCTGTCCCGGCGGGGAAAGTTCTTGCACGAGTGAATCCATACCTGCCTCGGTCACCGAGCAACATGGCGGTTTACAGCAAGCAGGAGCTGTCGGCGCATTTCACGGGCATAGGCATGCCACCCGAGATGCGCGAACTGATGTCGCTCAAACGGCAAATCCTGAAGGAACTGGGAAAAGCTCCTGTGCAACAAACATCGAACTCACCCGAGTCAGATTGATGGCGCTGCTCAAGGCAGTGCGCAATCAACAGACGCCAATTGTTGAAGAGCGCAAGCTGGCCATCAGCGCAGGAGTTACGGCCCTCGTGGATTCCATTCGAGTTGAAGTCGAGCACTCCGTTCTCAATCAAGGCCGCCATCACAGCTTCTTCAACCCCAAAGGAGAAGGTCAATGAGTCGTAAAAAAAGTATTGATGCCGTACGAGATGTGCTGTTCGCCCAATTGGAAAGGCTCGCAGACCCCCAGCAGCAAGTTGATTTTGAGCGCTGCCGATTGGTAAATGAGACCGGGCAACTGATCGTGAATACAGCCAAGGTCGAAGTGGAATATGCAAAGGTAATCAAAGGTGCAACCACGCTGCCCTTTATTGAAGATCAGGAAGGCCTGGTCGAACGACCTTATGGCAATCCATTACCGGCCAAGGCTCCAGAGGTTGGCGATAAGCCTGAAAACAAAAACGGCCCCACCACGCCCGCCATTAACCATCCATGGCGCGGTTTGGGACAACGTGAAGGACGTCTGACATGAGCGCCACAGAGAAAAGTATGAGCAGAAGATTTAAAAATGTTGCCTCTTCTGCGGCAGCTATTGCAGAACGCAAACGCGAGCTGGGCCATATTCACCAGGGGCGCGCAGCTCTAGGCTGGAGCGAAGACGACTATCGCTTTCACCTGGTAGAGCTGACAGGCAAAGCCAGCTCGGCCGACTTGGATGCTGCGGGCCGCAGCAAGGTGCTGGCACACATGGCCAAGCTGGGGTTCAAACCCAAATCCAGCGGCTTTAAACCTTTCGATCAGGCAGCCAAGATCAAATGGCTTTGGCGCAAGCTGGGCGAGGCAGGTGGACTGCGTGAGAGCAGCCCACAGGCGTTACTGGCTTTTGTCGGGCGGACTGCAGGAATGAGCGTTGCCGATATTAAGTTTCTGCCAACGCGTGAAGCATCAACTGTTATTGAAGCGCTCAAGTCCATGTTGGACCGTGCCAAACATGCACAGGGAGGTGCCCGATGAAACCTCTTTATGTCATCTCGCTGGCATTTGGTTGCTTGGCGAGCGTCATTTACTGGGACATCAATTCAGAAACCAGGATTGCAGAACGCAAGGCAGAAGCCGATCAAAAAGAGGCAGACAAGCGCCCTCGCAAGGTAAATGAGGCCAATGGCTGCGAAGTCTGGGCTTTCAAACCCACTGACCGCTGGCTGTACTTCTCCCGTTGCGCTAACGACAAAACCAGCACGATCAACACCTGGGATGAGTGCCGTAGCGTGAACTCGGGGAAGGTGAGCCGCACCGAGTGCACACCGCACAGCCTGACCATCACCCAGGTGCCGAAGCAACGCCAAGCGCGGAGCAGCTGATCCGATGTCCCACACCATCGCTATTCCTGTCGATCTCCTGCCGCCTTTGCTGCAGGACTTTGAGCGCCTGGTCGGCCTACAAGCGACCATGGCACTGGTGCGGGTCTATGGTGGCGTGCGGGTGTACTTTCCCACCGTTGACCGGGCTACGCCCGATCACCCCTACGCAGCCATCATCGGCCTGGACAAGCTTTTAAAGCTGTCCGAGGAGTACGGCGGCCTGCCGCACTTTCAACTGCCCAAGGCTGAGCGCGCCTTGCTTGCCGTGCGCAATGCACGCATTGCAGCCGCCTATAGCTCCGAAAAGACTGCCCGTCAGATCGCATCAGAATATGGGCTGACCGAGGGGCAGGTGGTCCGCATCGTGGCCTCTCTTGGTGCAAGGCCCCCACCTGAAAGGCGCCAGCGTCCGCTGTTTTAA